TTTATAGATTACCGCAAAGCTCGTGAAGTGCATGGATCTGTGATTGAGCCTGAACATTTTCATGATGAGTGGATGAAGAAAAACATATCAAGAGTGTCTCATGAATTCAGGCTTAGTGTTTGGAGACATTTTATGAGTAAGCTGAAAGAGGCAAGGAGAGTAAGTAATGGCTAATGTGCTATACGATTCTGCTATTAACACATACTCAGACCCAGATGTTGAGTACGAGGGTGTTGAGTCGGCAGTCACTATTTCATCATTTGATGCTGTTGCAATAACAGAATCGTTTGCTGCTGTTCCTTTTGGCGATCCTGCTCAATTGGTCTTTGATAATATAGCTGTTGTAGAGTCTACCACAGTAGCAGTAGGACTTGCTCTTGAAGTAAATGAAGCAGTAACAGTGGCAGAGAGCGTAACCACTTCTGTAGATCCTTTGATACTGTCACTTGTTGATAGCATAGCCATAGCTGAGAATCTTGACTTGATGCTTGGGACATTGGTTCCTAATGTGTCAGACTCGATTGCTATAGCTGAAAATATTACAAACTATCTTGATGTCTTGGTTCCTGATGTATTCTCTCAGATATTGATTACAGAACACGCATCACCAAATGATGAAGTTGTTGAAGTTGGAGTGGTTGAAAGTTCTGCACATGTTGATGAATATTCAGAGCTGTCTCTTGATGTCTTATATGTTTCGGTGTTTGATACAGCATCTGTGTCTGATAGTGCATCGCAATATCTTGGGACATTGGTTCCTGATGTATCAGATAGCATTACAGTTGAAGAGTCATTTGAAATTATACAGAATCTTGGTCTTGAGACAAGCGAGAGCATAACTGTAAGTGAGTTTACAGTGTTCGATCGCATTCTTGAAATATACGACAGCATTGTCATAACTGAGACTTTCATGTCACTGATAGTTGGTGCAATAGAGTTAAATGATACCATATCTGTTTCTGAATATGTAAACATGTATAGATATGCGCCACCTATCCGAGCAACATGCCTCAATGTAAAGAAACGAGGAGTGATAACAGTATATCCACGAGAAGGAGTTTGTGTATGATAGACGAATTGGTAAAAGGAGATTCGATAGATCTCAGATGTGATATGGGAGAAGATATCGCAGGTTGGTCTATTCGCTGTGAGATATGGGATGCTGTTGATGGAGTTATTGAGAAAGCAAATTCCCTCTCTGGTGGAAGTGATGCCCAGATAGAAGTCACAGACGAAACCAATGGCATCTTTGTGATACACATTCTTGCAGAGAACACGATACAATTTGAGGACTATGCGAATATAGAGGTTGAAGTAGAAGTTAATGGTCAGAAGTTTACAGTATTGAAGGATGCGATATCCTTCCAAACGAAGAAGATTGATTGGTCAGTACCCAGTCAATATCCAGGAAGTTAATTATGAGTAGTTTTCTAAAGGTAATAGACAGAGGTGTTCAAGCATTATTGTATGCCAAGTTTAAGGATATACTTGGTCTTGTTGACTTCAATGCTGATACAGTATTTTATCCAAAAGAGATTGCCTTTAGGAATATAGCAGAAAAGAGAGGCAGAGCAGTTGTTGAGTTTATAAATGTTTGGAGGGAGAGCTCAAGTTTTGATTGGAGCAGGCAGAGGTCTGCTGTGGCAAGACAAGACATTCTTCTTAATTATGTAGATCCTGTTGGCAAAGAAACGATGACAACAGCAAGAGCAATACCTCTTAACTTAGCATACAATGCGTGGTTCTGGACAAAGGACTATGATAAGTATAATCAGATAGCAGAACTGTATAGTTGGTGGCAACATGAGAATCCTAATCTCAGCATAAATTACAACGATGTGTATCCACTTGAAATGGATATGCATTTTGGTGAGGCAGAGGATGAGTCAACTGTTCCTACTATGTATGACACAGGAACATATTTTGTATTAAAAGCTCCGATTATGATTGATGCTTGGATAATGAAGAGTTATGATGTTAAAACTATACAGAAAATCATTATATCAATATATGATGAGACAGTTGAGGCGAATCCGCAATTGTTAGAAACGATGACACTATTACTAAACGAATCTTCGTAAGGAGGGTACCATGGCAGATACAATGCAAAGTTATACAGAATTATTAGACCAAAAAGATAGAGGGGATTTCTTCGGGACTGTTCCTAACTATTTGGCTAATCTTCAAATAGAAATTGACAGAGTGGAAGCAGCACATCCTGCTTGGGTAGGCAATCCAGCAATTCAAGCACTTAAGAATTCATGGCATGCTTCTAATAAATGGGGAGAGAAAAAGGGAAGTCCTCACCAAGAAGTATAGTAAGGAGAATGCATTGGACAGAACGATGAATATAAAAAGCTTATTGGAACATGTAGAGTGTGTAGTGCTCGGAACCAGATTGGAAGAAGCATTTGGTCCTGAGATGTATGCTCAATACAAACAAGAACTGTCTGTCCCTGACATGAGACCACAAACCTTTGATGTTTCTGTAGAAGGATGGATTGCAAGAATAGAGCTTTGGGGTAGATTGAAGATTAAGCATATCGATCCTGAAAATAGGAAGAAGGAGGATATTGGCAAAGCGAAATTCATCAATACGCTTGCAGATGACAATCTCAATAAAATGTTTGGAACATGGAGTATGGAAGACCATGCGATAAACAAATTGGAGATATATAGGGATTATATAGGAATGAATGGAAATCAGTATAGGGAAAGATTTATCGTGGAGATAGATCTAAAAGACGAATTGAAGAAAGCCATTAAAAGTAAAAAGGTCTTTGGCTTGTTCTGATAAGGCAAAAGGAGGAATAAAATGGGAATTTATCTAAGTCCTGGAATTTATGTTAGGGAGCGAGACCTGTCTAATGTTATTCCGAATCTGTCCACCACAGTTGCAGCATTGGTTGGTTACTCAAGTCAAGGTAATGTTGATGAAATCGTGCTGATAACAAACTCACAGCAATTTATTCAAGAGTTTGGTGAACCAGAGGTCGGACAATACTTTCACTATTCAGCACTTGCTTTCCTTGAAAAAGGAAACAGGCTGTATTGTCAAAGGGTTGTGAATGGTGCTCTTTATGGTGGTGCATGGATAGTTAAAGACGGTGGTTCTGGAGCAAATACAGCTCTTACAATTGGAATGTCAACTCCAGCATACTCTGCTGTGTCAGGTGAAGACATCTTGTTCTATATATTCGGTAAGGATCCTGGAACATGGAACAATAGCATTTCTGTTAAGGTTGAGAATACCATTGCTGCAGATTACACCTTTGATATAGTTGTATACTGGATAGACTCTGATGGCAATTCAACTGAGATGGAAAGATGGACAGTATCCAGACAGACAAAGGTTGATGGCTTTGGCAGACAGCAATATCTTGAAACTAAGATAAATGGCTACAGCCAATACATAGTCGTTAAAGATAACATCTTGGAAGCAGACACAGTTCTTCCTACAGAGCAGACCACAGCTTTGATTCTTGGTGGTGGTTCCGTAGGTAGTGCAGTAACAGATGGACAGGTAATAGCAGGATGGGACTTGTTCTCAAATCCTGACAACATTGATGTAAGAATTCTTATTAATGGTGGATATACCTCAACAGCTGTTCAAACAAAGATGCTGACAGTGGCTGAAGGAAGACTTGATTGTATAGCAATCCTTGATGTTCCTTACGCACAGCTAACTTCTGTATCTTCAATCGTGACATGGAGGCAGACAACACAGAATTTCAATTCAAGTTACTGTGCACTCTATGCTCCTTGGTTGAAGATATATGACAGATGGAATGATAAGGAAGTTGAAGTTCCTCCGTCTGGTTATGTTGGCTCCTCAATAGCATACAATGATTATGTCTCAGATCCTTGGTTTGCTCCTGCTGGATTCAACAGAGGTCTTTTGAATATCTTGAGTGTTACAAATGTATTTACAACTGGTGAAAGAGATACCTTATATGCTGCACAGATTAATCCCATACAGTTATTCAGAGGTGAAGGAATAGCAATATGGGGCAACAAGACAGAGCAGGTGAAAGCATCAGCACTCTCAAGTGTTAATGTTAGGAGACTGCTTATAACTCTTGAGAAGTCGATGTCGATTGCTTTAAGGTCTTATGCTTTTGAACCAAATAATGAAATCACAAGACTGAGAGTAACGGCACAACTTGAGCAGTATATGGATCTGTTGTCATCTCGTGGAGCATTTCAAACGGAACTTGGTGATAGAGGATATAGAGTTGTTTGTGACTCTACGAACAATACGCCAACAACAATAGATCTTCTCGAGTTGCATGTAGATGTATATATTAAGCCAAGCAGAGCAGCAGAATTCATACAGTTACAGGCAATCATTACGACAACTGGTGCGAGCTTTGAAGAATTAATATCAAGGAATGTATTGCTGTAATATTCTCTTGACAAAAAGTAAAAGGAGGCAATAACATGACACAGATGAGTGTAAATAATTTAAAGTCTAATCTTTCGAATCCTGCTCGGACTTACCTATGGGACATAATCGTTCCCAATATGGTAGGTGGTGGAGAGGGAGAAACGATTATGCTGAGGGCACAGTCAACAGCAATTCCAGGAAGGAGTTTCGCACAGATACCCATTCCGTATAAACAATCAGCTGGTCTGATGTTTCACGGAAAGCTGGCATACTCTCACACTTGGGATTGCACATTCGTAGAAGGAGAAGACAGGAAAGTATTTGATTCATTTTATGCATGGTTGCAGAATATTGTTCATGATGTTGACAATGTCGGCATTGGGGACACAAGCATAAAACAAGACATCATCCTTCAGTTGCTGACAACAGCAGGTGCAGAGTGGATGAAGATTAAGTTAGTCGGATGCTTCCCATCAGCCATAGCAAATGTTGACATGTCTTACGACAATGAAGCAGTTGTAAAGTATTCTGTCACATGGAGTTATGATAGCTGGGTAAGGGTATAGAATGTTTTACGGATACGATTTAGCATTCTTGAGAATGGCACTTAAGCCACAAAGGACTTATAACTGGGAGATAATGCTTCCTGATATGGGTATAATTCCTGGGATTGTGGTGTCAATGGCTTGTCAAGATGTTAAGTTTGGAGACTACAACATAGCAGATGTTGATAGGTTGAGGTATGGTGCATATGAATCGAAGTTTCCTGGACTCATGGAGATTCAGGATGTTCAATTTACATTTATCAAACCAATACCTGATATAGTCTCTGCATATTTCTATGCTTGGAGAAACTTGATAGTGGACCAAGCTGGATATTATGGTAAGAAGTCTGACTACGCAAGAAAAATAAACATCTACCTATATGATACAACGGGAATGATATCAAACAACATACAGCTTGTTGGTGTGTTCCCAAGGACTTTGCCTACTTATGATTTATCATATTCAACAGAGGAAATAGTTCGGCTTGTTATAACTTGCAATGTGGACAGAATGTCTTTTGGAGAGTATGTGCCTCCTACTTTCCCAGCAGACATTGATGTTCCAATTACAAGAGAAACTTTGCCTGCTCAGATAGGTAATGATGAAATAATTCAAAGACAGTCAACAAATGCAAAAGTATTTGGTGACCAGCTGGTGTATGCATTTTCTCCTGCCACTGCAGGGAGTCCTTTAGGGACAGTGGCAGGTGCAGTGCTTGGAGCATTGGCGACAACAGCTGTGCAGTATGCTGTAGGAGTGGTTCAAGATACATTTAAACCAAGACCACTCCCAAAGCCAGAGGAAAGTAAGAAGTCTATTACAGTGGCAGCCACGGAAGAGGAAAGAAAATCAGGAGGAAAGATAACTGTGATAGCACCAAGAGAAGTTCCACTTCCTGCTCCATCATCTTCAAATGCTTCACAGATTGCTGTTGGTGGGGACGATAGGGATTTGGGATTTGCTACATATGATGCAATTGAAAGATTGGGAGTTGGTCCTACATATAGAGATATTACGGTACCAGAAACAACAAAATCAATGGGGAATAGTATAACCAAACAGCAAGTGGCAGATCTTGTCTCTGGTAAGACACCACTTCCTGTTGTTCGCTATGAAACAATTCACTCTGATAAAATAGGAATTGGTTTTGATTTTTACAAAAGTCAAGTTATCTCTGGTGGTGTAACACCAGCAATTTAATAAGGGAGTGGACGAATGAGTCTCCTAACAAAAAGCAAAGGAGAGGGAAATGAAAGAGAAGACGAAGGTAAAAGGGAAAGCAGAATTTGATGAAACAGGGAAAGCGACAACCACAGTAACAGAAGAGAAACCAAAGGTAGAAGAACCAAAGACAGAACAGCCTGTTGGTGAACAGCCAATAGGTGTTCTTGCATTGCCATCACGATTCAGAGTGTATGACATCCAGCCAAGTGCCATTCGGCTAAGAACATTCAAAGGAAAAGATGAGAAGTTGATAGCAAGTCTCACTCATGAGAACTTTGAGTCAAAGTTTATTGAGATTCTTTCGAATGTGCTTGAAGGATTGAATCCAAGAGATCTGACAATTGGAGATAGACTTTACATAATGCTTTGGGAGACAATCAATTCATATGTAAAGTTTTGCACTCTCGACCATCAGTGTGCAAACTGCTTTGAGAAGAACCAATATGATGTGGATCTCTCTTTGCTGAATGTTGTTGAGTTGCCAGATGATTTTAAGGAGCCATATACAATTAAGGTGTCTGGTGGTAAGACAATCAATCTTAGATTGATGAGAGTGAAGGATGAGGAGAAAGCAAAAGATTTTGAAAAGAATACAAAGCAGAGCTCTTGGTTATATAGGTATGCTCTTACCATAGTTGATGACAAAATGAATGACTATGAGAAAATGGCAATGCTTGAAGAGATGCCTGCAATAGACATTGCATTGATTAGAGCATTTCATGAAAAGTTTTATCATGGTCCTAAAATGGAAGTAACTGTTGAGTGTAAAAAATGCGGAGCCTCGGAGGTGGCTCCTGTGCCCTTTCGCATTGAACTCTTTTTTCCATATGGTGAGACCCTTAAAAGATATTTTGGAAATGCAATTTAGACTGTCAATGAATCATGTTTTGACAGCGACAGAGTTTGAGAATACAGATTTGAAAGAGATTGATTGGTTGTTTGGAAGATTAAAGAAGCATAAACAGACAGAGAGAGAAAACATGTTGAAAGCTTTACATGGTGAATCTTACTCGGAGCATATGAAATAATGGCAGACTTCAAAGGACAATTTGGTAAGAATGATGCAAACTTTACTAAAGACTCCCTTATAAAATTGGGAGCACTGAGGGCAAAGCTTGCAGTAGACTATGGTGGATTCTTTAGGAAGATGATGAAAGTCTATTCTCCTAAAGGTCCACAATATAAGGAACTTGAGGCAGGTCTTAAGCTTACAAATGCCTCTATGTTTTACATCGACACTCTCATGGGGAAGAAAGGAAGACCTGCAACAGTTGAAGAATTTAAGTTGCTATCTCAAAGACTTGATGAGTTGACTGCCCAGATGGGATACTTCACAACTCTTTATGCAAAAAGTGTTAAGTTTAAGAAAGAAGTTGACAGGCTCGAAATGGAGTCAGGTGTTTCTCTTGAGCACATCGCAGGAGTAAGTGGTGAGCTTGGAGGAGAAGTTGAAAAGGCATTCGGAGGAATGCAAGGTAAAGCAAGTTTCATAAAGCAATATGCTCCTGGAATTGGTGAGGGCATAGGGAGACTTGGCAAGGGAGCAATGACTGCAGCACTTGGACCATTTACTCCACTTGCAGAGATGGCGATGGGAACATTCCGAGGAATACGAAAAGGAATACGATCGCAAAGAAAACAACAAGAGCAAGCTGGTTGGATGTCAAGGTTTGGTCCTGGTGGAATTGATATGTCTCAGATGGATATGAGAGGAGCCATAGGACAAAGAGCAGGTGGTCATGGTCTTGGTGGTGTGTTTAACGATCCTCTTTCAAGTTTTTACAACACAGGTGCATATCATGCCAAGTATACAAAAGAGATGCTTGCTTCAATGAAGAAGATGTCAGGCTCTGGTGCTGGGTCTTTGTCTCAATCAATTGGCAGTTCTATGGCAGGAGGATTTGGTAAAGCATTGATGCCTGTTGTGGCAGTTCTTGGAATTATTCTTGCAGCAATAATTGGATGGAAAGCTGGTGGATTGATTGATAAGTTTGTAGGAAACAAAGTGGATAAGACATTTGGCAAGGGAACATATGATGATTTTTGGCTTGGAATGTTTTCAGGAGGAAAGCAGGGCAAAGGAAAGTTTGGAAAGACTATAGGCAAACTCAGTCCTTTGATGCAGTTATCAGGAATGGCTTTCCCAGATATGCCATCAGCAGAGGGAAATGATTCAAGAATACCTTTAGCATCTGCATTGGCACAGCAAGGTGTGTCACATAAGGACATGGATCTTAGTCCAGCAGCAGTTCAAGCTTATGCAATGAATGGGCTTGGTGAAACGATTAAAACAAGCATCAAAGATATTGGTAAAGGGACAGATAAGCAGGAGCAGGTGGTTATTCCTAAGTCTGTTACGAGTAGTAGACATAGAGATTCGGATCCCTTAACTGATAAGCTAAATAGAACAGATGAGGATTAATTATGGGATTTAGTATAGGTGGATTTGCAAGTCAGACGATAAAGACCTTGGGAGGATCTATTCAAGGTGCTGTAGGAATGATTGGTGGAGCTACATCAAAAACAATCACAGGAAGTCTTACAGCTATGAATAAGTCAGGTGCTTCATGGTTTAATCCTGCTATAACAGCAGGCATTAAAGCAGCAACCAATATTGCTGGGAATTATATATCAGACTCTTTAAATAAGTTTGCACAGAAGGGAGTCAATTCTGCTTATTCAACACAGATAAATAAAACTCCTGGATTGTCAAACCAGTATGCAAGATATGTGTTTGAAAAATTTGCTGTAGAGGGAGGGATGATAACCAATCCTATTGAGTATAGTGGGTATACTCCTGATATTACTGGTCCTGTTCCTCCAGCATATATCATAAAGGTATTCAATACGAAGAATTGGATAGTTAAAGGT